CCGCTTCTCCGTTTATTTGCATTCTCAAATGTGGTGCATAGATGCGATGGTAAACCACACCATTGATTCCGTCTGTTAGTATTAAGAGTTTCATAGGGTATTAAGTAAGAAGTTAAAGCCTTGATTGGTGACATAGTCAAAGCCATTGTTTACGGGGATAACATTTGGTGAGTGAACACACACCTCAAGCAATCGTTTTACCTTCATCTGCTCTGCGATTGCGTAGGTGCTTGACTGATTCCCAATGAACGCCTTGCAACTGCCGACAATTGTTGCCAACATCAAAGCATCCTGACATTTCAATAGTTCACAATCCAACTGCCATCTCTCGGTGAATGCGATGTATTCGGATTCGTAGCCAAAGAAAACGCACTTGTGTTCCTTGAGTGGGAAATAGTTGATGTCGTGATTGCGATAACGAGCAGAGAAGTTCAAAAGAATCTTGTCCGCAAAGTATGGGATTGGTTCATTCGCTTCAATGCAAGGTTCGTGAAGGTCGGTGATCAATTCAGGATACACAAGAAAGTGATTCCGTCTCAAATCACCAGCAGCGAGATTCAATCCCTGATGCCTGAACTTATCAAAGTCATACCCCATATCAATGTGCGAGTGCATCTCAACCCTTCTTATGTAGGATTGATGCTCAAGTAATGGCTTTATATATTCGTATGAGTTTAAGTTCATACAGTATCCTCCGCTTGGATGACCGGAAACAGTATTCTGCTCACGGAATCCAATGTGGAAATCTACCGCACCGTGTAACTGTGCAACTCGCTTGGTTGCCGTGAGTGAATAGATCAAATCACCAAGATGTCCCGACTGAATTACTCTCATAGTTCTTGCAGTATTTCTTTGACCTCCAAATAGAACATCAACTCATTGCGATTCTCCCAAGTTTTATGAGACAACGCCTCAATGATTTGGTCAACTGCAACCAATGAGCAATCCTTCACAGTCAACGAGTTGTTGAACGATTCTTTGATTTCTTGTGCTTTGTCTTGTGATGTCATTCGTTTGGGGTTACTGGGATAGGCATCCAATATGCCACATCAATAATTGCATTGCTATACTCCTCCACCCAAAGGTCATCAAAGTACCTTGCCAAAGTTATTCTCGCATCCGTAGTGTAAACGACCTGGATGTCTTCGTCTTGTGGTGGTAGTTTGTCATCACCTCTCCAACTTGCTCTCATCTAAATTCAAAGTTATTGTGAAATTCTTGCTTTCTATTGTTTGGTCGATTGTTTCTTTTGGTTTGCCTTGTGATCGTGTAAGCAACATCTCCAAGTTGAACAGGGAGTTCTTGTCGTGACCTTTCAGCAATGCCCCGGCAATTGTTCTTTCCATAATCGTGTACTCATCCCCTTTGTCAATCTTCTCCAGTTCTTTCCGTGATAGTGTGAGCATTGCCAACATCGTATCTTCCACCTGTGATTTGGTATAGCCAATGTCCTTCATCAAGGTGACGAGCTTCTTTGGTCTGCCGTTTGGATTTAACACTTCGCCCTTGTCGGGTTTGGTCAAAGTTCCTCCATTTCTTCCTGGTACTTGAGTTGCCATTTTTACGAATTAATTACACATTTATTTAGCCATTGACAATCTTTGTTCGTGAATCGATTTCAACCACTCCTTGTATTGTTTCTTATCTCCAAACTTGATGTGATCCTCACGACATAATGCCATCAGGTTTTCAATGTTGTCCGCTTCCTTGCTTCCCCCTAAACCTCTCGCCTCAATGTGATGGATGTCAATTGCTTTCTTCCCACACACCTCACAAGGGATGAAGTCACTTATGTCATATCCGAAATGGTTGAGGTATGTCATTGTGTGTTTCTTCATTGCTCATTCTTTCTTCTTCTCTTTGGTTTCTGCTCATCATCGGCAAGTTGTGCTTTGGTGATGGCTTCTTGTTGTTGGTTTGCCCATATCAAAAGTGAGTGCAATGCTTCGGTCACACAAGTACTGCAATTTGGCAAGTTCCTTCCGAAGATTTCACGGTGAACATTGTTCAGGATTGCCCCTTGTTCTGGTGATGGTGCGAATACTTGTGTTTTCTTCCAGTTGTCGTACAACGGTTGGAGTGATAGTATAAATTCGATGTTGCTCATAGTTTTGTTTCAAGGAGTGCGACAATCACGGTGGCGATGGATGCATAAAGTATCCCCACCCAACCGTAGGTGTATAGGAAAAAGGACAAGCCCAACCACCAAGACAAGCAGAAAGCACAGTCAAGGGGTTTCATTCGCTTCCATTTGGAATAGTCACTACCGTATAGATAGCGTTTTAATAGGTCGGCTGGCTTGCCAAAGTTTACGATTATAATGCTTAAACAAGCGATTCCAATTATTTCGTTATACATCTTTCTTTCATTAGTTTAATCACTCGCAGCACTTCACGAACGGAGATATCGGTCTTTCTATGGATTGCCCTTGCTGACATTCCTGAACACCATAGTTTGAATAACTCCCTTTCATAGAAATATGCTGATTCTGTGACTTGGTTTATTTTGTTGATTCGTTCAAGTTCAATTCCTTCCGTTTGCTCTCTCTCATCCAATAAGTCAATCTCTTCAGCGAAGTCAAGCTCGTAAACATCGTGTTGATCATATATTCTTGATTCGCCAAAGGGATGCCGGTTGCCGTTGATACAAAGGTATAAAAGACGGATTGACCAAAACTGGATGTATCCGTCTCTGTATATTTTCTCGATTTGTTCATCAGGTTTTTCAAGTATTGTCAAAAAGTAAAATTGGTACAACTCCCTTGCCAACTCATTGTTTTTTGCAATGTTCTTGGTTGCTTTCTTCAGCCAATCGGCTTTGGAGAGTTCCAATATGATGGCATCCTTATTCAATTTTTCTTTTCAATAATGCAAATATAACCATCTTTTTCGTACTTTTTTTGACATCTTATCACCTGATCCTCCTCATACAAGATGTGAATCGATGACGAGAGACCTTTGGTGCAAGTAATCACCCAATAACTGAACGGATGTTTCATAGGTTTGTCTTGTGGTTTTGTCGTGTGTAACTAAATTATCAAACACATTGATGGCATTCATCACGCTGGAATGGTCTCTCCCCAATATATAGCCAATTGATGAGAATGTCATCTTCAAGTGCTTACGGCAAAGGAAGGAAAACATATGACGAGCATACACAACCGATTGTTTTCTCAAGGATGAAATAACGAGATCAGGTGTGACATCGTAGGCTTGACAACAAACTCTCATCGCATCTGTCCAGTCAGCATCAATGCTATTCAAATCGCACTTGGGTTGAATGATTTCTTCTTTCAATCGTTTCAACTCTTTGTCGTGCTTGACGGTTATCTCTGTAATCTGCAATCGCAATCTGCGAATCTCTTGCTTAAGGTTGTGAACTTCTTGATAGTGGCTGATCATTAGAATGTGATTTTACATTTGTTACACTTGTGCTTGTCTAAGGTCTTGAGCAATTTTACCTTGCCGATTGTATTGCACTGGGGACATTTCGGATGGTCTGCAATAACGATTGAATCATAGACCGATTGCCAGTAGTCGTGACCTTGTGGCGTTTTATCCCATTTGAACGCATCTAACAGCATATCTTGGAGAGTGTTATAGCATTGCACCTTCTTGTCCTTTTCAACGAGTGAGATGAATTCTTTGTACATTGGCAATTCTTTTGCTTTTGTTCGCAGTTGGTTGAATCTGCGGTAGTCAATTATTTTCATTGAGTTCTTGTATTATTTCAAAAAGGCTATATGCGATTTGTGGAACTATGGCATTTCCATATCCTTTGATTGATTCTGCTCTCCACTTAGAAAAGGTAATTCCGTCCAATTCGGTGGGAATCCCATCATTTCCGCCACAAACTGGGGATTGAGTTGGGAAGTTTTCCCAGTCCATTCTGGATTGTCTTTTGCTATTGTTCTGGTTAAATTCATTTGTTTGAAATTTCCCGTTTTGACTGCTTCCCCCGTGTCTCTGTATTCTCCCGCTACTGGAGTTGGGAGCATTCCCATAACCATTGCTCTTGTCAATGTCACAGAGTGCATTGAGCCCTCCTTGACTTGTGTTGATTTCATTGATGCCGTTGCACTCGTTGAATCCATTGCCGTTGGTGTTGGAAGCATACCCATTATTGTATATGCATTTAAATTGCTTTGTATTTTCTTCGTTCTCTTCTCGTTTTGATTTGGAATTCTTCTGTCCTCCATTACTGCTGGTGTAGGCAATAAACCAGCATCGGTCTCTTCTGTGCGGTGCGTTTTTGGCTGCAGCTGGAATAATAAACGGCTGAACTTCGTACCCTTCATTTTCCAAGTCAAGGCACACCTGCTGGAATACCAATCCGCCATCAATATTCGTGATACCAAAGACATTTTCTGCGATGACGAATTTGGGTTTAATCTCTTGAATTGCTCGTAGCATTTCGCCCCACAAGTAGCGTTCATCATCTGTGCCTTTTCTTTTTCCGGCAAGGCTGAAGGGTTGGCAAGGGAATCCTCCAGTAAGAATGTCAATTTTGTTTGCATATTTTTTAAAATCAGTTTTACAAATGTCAATGTGACTATCCGCATTTGGGAAGTGATAGTCCAATACTTTTCTTGGGAACTCCATCCATTCGCAATGAAAGACATTCTCCCATCCCATCCACTCCGCAGCAAGATCAAACCCACCTATTCCGCTAAACAATGAACCGTGTTTCATATCTTCTCTTTGTAACTGGTGTACATTCCCTCAAAGTATGTCGGTATTGTCACGCACTCTCCGTTTCGGTTCTTTGCGATAATCAACTCGGCTTCCTCCATTTCGGGTTTCTCTTGCTCATAGTACATCGGTCTAAATGGGAACATCACGATGTCGGCATCTTGTTCAATTGCACCTGATTCACGAAGGTCACTCAACATCGGTCTCTTGTCTGCTCTCTCCTCACTTTTTCGTGATAACTGTGCAAGTATCATCACCGTAATTTTGAGTTCCTTTGCAAGGAGTTTTAATGTGCGTGATATCTCTGCAATCTCTTGTTCACGGTTTGTCTTTGTTCCTTTGATTAACTGGATGTAATCAATCACAAGCAAATTCAATCCCTTCGTTGATTTGTGAAGTTTTGCTTTGGCTTTGATTTGTCCGATGCGAGAATCCACATCATCATCAATAAAGAATTCAATCGTTTGTCTGTTGGCAATGTCACACACCTGAAGGATTTCATTCTCTCTCAATTGTCCGTTGCGAATCTTCCAATTGGCAATGTCTCCAATCAGGGAAATGTATCTCTTTGCAAGTTGCTCATTGGACATCTCAAGTGAAATGAATAATGCCTTCCCCCCAATCTGTGCAAACTCCTTTGTTAATGTCAAAGCAATTGCCGTCTTCCCCATACCCGGTCTTCCAGCAACCACAATTAAATCACCTTCGTTGTAACCACCAATGTACTTGTCAAGGAATCTCCATCCGGTTTGCTTACCCGTTAAGTTACCACCATTTTGAGCATTAAAAACAATTTGATCAACGACCTTGTTGGTCACCTTCACAATACTGGATGGTTCTTTATGGGTTGAGAAGGTTGTGCGTTCAACTACATTTTGAATGTCGGTAACAAGCTCATTCAATTCCTTTGTTACATCCAATGACAAAACGCCTTCAACAACTTGCTTCTTGATGTAATCATGTTCAAGTTGCATCAGGTGTGGTTTGATGTCCGTGATGCCCGATGCCTGTTGTTGTAGTTGAATAATCTCAATCACTTGCACTCGGTCAAAGTGTTTGGATAAACTCACATAGTCAATGGCTTCGTTGTTGTAGTACATCTCTGTCATAACCTCAACCAATTTGGCTGACATTGCATCCGTAAACCAGTTCTTGTTTATTCTTGGTAGGAAGTGTTTTGCGTCATCGTAAAACAACATATTGGATAGGATTATTCTTTCGGTGTTCATAGGGTTGCGATTTTGGGTTTGTTGGAAGTTACTTCAATTGGTTTTTTTGTTGTGTACGGAAGTTCATCGTTCCATCTCTTTTGATTGATGAATGTTGCAAAGTGAGGAATGAATTCAACCTTGTCTGCTTCCTGATGGTTTTTAATGTATTTAGGAATAAAGGTCAACATCAACTCCTTTTCTTCGTCGCTTAATTTCTTGAATGATTCCATTGCTTTTGAACGCACTCCTTTTTTTAAGTATAATTCCCAATATTGTTCAAATGGGTATTTATCCTTTTCATTTATCTTTATAGTATTATCCTTATTACTGTTG